CAGTCGCGACTTCCTACCGGCACCTGAGCTGTATTGCTCGCCAGTGCCGCGCGAGCGGCGCGGTAAGTCCGGTGTGGCTCGGGCAAAACGCAAGGCCCGCAAGTACCGTCGGCAAAGGGGGCGCCATGGGCATCCTTAGTCTCTTGCGCTCCAACTTGTTCTGGATCGTGCTGAGCGCGGTGCTGTGCGGCGCCGCTGTGGTGATCCACGGCTCCGCCAGCTACGACCGTGGGTATGCCGCCGCCCGCGCCGAGGGTGACGCTGCGCTGCTCAACCTGCAGCTGCAGCACGCCAACGAGCGCGCCCAGGTCCTTCAGGACAGCCTGGTCCAGTACAAGCAGCAGATCGCGCGCGCCAACCTGGCCGAGGAGCAACTGCTGCAGGTACAGCAGCAACTGACCGACACCCGACACCAACTCCAGGAGCGAATCGCCCATGTATCGACCGCCTACCGAGCGGCACCTGGTGCTGCGCCTACTGCTATCCCTCGCTGTGTCTTCACTCGCGGCTGGGTGCGCGACTTCAACACCGCCCTCGGCGCCGGTTTGCCCGCCACAGGAGCGCGCACCGCTTCCGCCGGCACTCAAGCAGCGACCTGGCCCGCCGCCGGTTCTGACGCCGAGCTACTGGAAAGCGGCGTCACTCCGGCGGACATCCTGGCCTTTGCCCAGGACTACGGGGCCTGGTCTCTTCGCAATCTCGCTCAGCTCAACGCACTACTGGAACAAGGGGAATAGGGAATGAAGGTCGAGCTGGAACTGTGGCAGTTGATCACTCTGCTGCTGACCTTCCTCGGGGCCTGCGCGGGTGGCGGCAAGCTGCTGCTCAACCAGATCCAGAAGAGCCTGGATGCGAGGTTCGCAAGCCAAGACCAGGCACGCCTGGCGAACCATGAACAACTCTCCTACCGGCTGGACGCCATCGAGCAGGCCGCGCGAGAAGAAACCAACCAGTGGCAGCGCGTTGAGCGAGAGCTGATGAGCCTGAAGGCCGAGCTTCCGTTCCAGTACGTGCTTCGCGACGACTACATCCGTGGCCAGAGCGTGATCGAGATGAAGCTCGACAGCCTGGCCACGAAACTGGAAAACGCGCAGCTGCGCGGCTTGGTAGGAGCTAACCATGCAAACTGATATGGCCAAGATTCGCCGGGAATCCCTGCGCTGGCTGATTCTGCTGACCCTGAACAACGCTCGACCGGTGGGCGCCTACGAGGGGCCAGTCCTCTCGGTCGCACAGAGCGAGTACCCCGACGCCACACCGCTGGAGATCCGTCGCGAGCTGGACTACCTGGCCGACCGTGACCTGGTGACCCTGGTCAAGGAACCGTCTGGCAAGTGGTTCGCCGATTTGACCCGGTACGGCACCGACGTCGCCGAGTACACCATCGACTGCGAACCCGGCATCGCTCGCCCCAAGAAGTACTGGTGACGACCATGGGGCGGAAATCATCGATCTCCCGGCTACCGGACCAGGTCCGGGGCTACATCGAGGGGCGCCTGGCCGATGGCCGGATGACCCTGGACGAGCTGATCGCGGACCTGCAGGCGCAGTTCCCGAGCCAGGCCGAGGCCGGCGAGCTGCCCAGCCGTGCAGCCGTACATCGCTACGGCCAGAAGCTGGAGCGGCGGCTGGCGGCAATTCGTGCCAGCACCGAGGCGGCCAAGCTGATCCGTGCCCAGGCCGGCGACGACCTGGACGCACGCAGCGAGGCGCTGACGGCGATGATCCAGTCCGAGCTGTTCGAGTCGATCATCTCCCTGCAGGAGGCTGGTGATGAAGAGATGGACCCGGCCGATCGTGTCGGACTGCTGGCGTCTGCGGCCAAGAACATCGCGACGCTGACGCGCTCCAGCGTCACGCTGAAGAAGTTCCAGGCAGAGGCTGAGCAGCGGGGCCGCGAGAAACAGCTCCAGGAACAGGAGCAGCGCCTGGAAGAGATGCGTGGCAGCGATGGCATGAGCGAGCAGCTCGAACAACGTATCCGCGACATCCTGCTGGGGAAAGCCTGACATGGCCATGCACGCAACGTCCGATAACCTGGGCTCCAAGCTCAAGGCCACCAGCGCGCCGCGCAAGATCGACCTGGCCGAGGAGATGGCGTTGCATGGCGTCGACGTGCCGCAGGAGATATCCGAGGCGATTCCCTCCAACGACGCCGTCTTCTTGGGCTACCAGCAGCGCTGGTTCGAGGACGAGAGTCCGATCATGATCGCGGAGAAGTCTCGCCGCACCGGCCTGACCTGGGCCGAAGCCGGGCGCAACGTGATCAATGCCGCCAAGCCGCGGCGCCGAGGTGGTTGCAACACCTTCTACGTCGGCAGCAAGCAGGAGATGGCGCTGGAGTACATCGCCGCCTGCGCGTTGTTCGCCCGCGCCTTCAACGAGCTGGCCGAGGCTGACGTCTACGAGCAGACCTTCTGGGACGAAGGGAAGAAGGAAGAGATCCTGACCTACATGATCCGCTTCCCGAAGTCGGGGCGGAAGATCCAGGCCCTGAGCAGCCGGCCGAGTAACCTGCGCGGCCTGCAGGGCGATGTGGTGATCGACGAGGCGGCGTTCCACGAGTCCCTGGAGGAACTGCTGAAGGCCGCCCTGGCTCTGACGATGTGGGGTAACAAGGTCCGCCTGATCAGCACCCACAACGGTGTCGACAACCCGTTCAACCAGTACATTCAGGATGCCCGCGAGGGCCGCAAGGATTACAGCGTTCACCGCATCACCCTGGATGATGCGATCGCCGAAGGGCTGTACAAGCGAATCTGCTTCGTCACCGGTCAGGAGTGGTCGCCCGAGGCCGAGAAGGCGTGGCGCGATGGGCTGTACAAGAACGCCCCCAATACCGAGTCCGCCGACGAGGAATACGGCTGCATCCCGAAGAAGTCCGGCGGCGCCTACCTCTCTCGCGTGCTCATCGAGCAGGCGATGGTCCAGGACCATTCGATCCGTATCTACCGGTACGAGGCGCCGGAAGGTTTCGAAGGCTGGACGCCACAGATGCGGGAAGACGAGATCCGCACCTGGTGCGAAGAAAACCTTCTGCCAGAGCTGGCCAGGCTGGACCCGGAGAACACCCACAGCTTTGGCGAAGACTTCGCGCGCCGTGGCGACCTGACCGTGTTCACCCCGCTGCAGATCTCGCCGACCCTACGCAAGCGGGAGGCGTTCCGGGTCGAGCTGCGCAACCTGACCTACGAAGCGCAGCGCGACATCATGTTCTTCATCTGCGATCGCCTGCCGCGTGTCGTGGGCATGGCCTTCGATGCCACCGGCAACGGCGGATACCTCGCGGAACAGGCGGCGCTGCGGTATGGCCCAGCGGTGGTCGAGCAGGTCAGCCTCAACCTTGCCTGGTACGCCGAGTGGATGCCCAAGCTCAAAGGGGAGTTCGAGGCCTTCAACATCGAGCTGTCCAGGCACCAAAGCACGCTGGACGATCTTCTCTCGATCAAGGTCGAGAACGGCATTCCAGTGATCGATAAAGGCCGCAAGGCTGATCTGGAATCGGCGGGCGGTAAGGCAAAGCGTCATGGCGACAGCGCCGTGAGCCTGGTCATGGCCGTGCGAGCAAGCTACATGGCTGGCCGCAAGCAGCCTATCGAGTGCCAGTCGGCTGGGCGCCGGGCCTCCGCACAACAAGACCTTGCCGGTACCCGTAACACCACCAACCGCGGCTGGGGCACCGTCGCCGGCCGCACCGACCTCGGAGGCTACTGATGCACCCGCCCAAGCTCGGCCAGGAGATCGCCACCACGGGCGACGGCCGCGATATTACCCGTCCATTCCTCTCCGGCCTGCAGCAACCGAGCGACTACATCCTGCAGCGCCGGGGCGGCAACGACCTGCGCATCTACGAGGAAGTGCTGCGCGACGCCCAGGTCAAGGCGACCTGGGGCCAGCGGCAGCTGGCCGTCGTCAGCAAGGAATGGCGGGTCGATGCCGGCGGCGACCGCCGGATCGACAAGGCCGCAGCTGAGCACCTGAAGCAGCAGCTGCAGAACGTTGGCTGGGACCGGATCACCAACGGCATGCTCTATGGGGTGTACTACGGCCACGCCGTGTCCGAACTCATCTACGGCCGCGACGACCGCTACATCACCCTGCAGGCGGTCAAGGTGCGCAACCGCCGCCGCTTCCGTTACGACCTGCAGGGTGGCCTGCGCTTGCTGACGCCGAACAACATGTTCGAGGGTGAGCCGTGCCCTTCGCCGTACTTCTGGCACTTCTCGACCGGCGCCGACAACGACGACGAGCCCTATGGCCTCGGACTGGCCCATTGGCTGTACTGGCCGGTGTATTTCAAGCGCAACGGACTGAAGTTCTGGCTCACGTTCCTGGACAAGTTCGGTATGCCCACGGCCGTCGGCAAATTCGGGAAGAACGCCACGCCAGAGGAGAAGGCCAAGCTGCTGGCCGCCACCCAGGCGATTCAGACCGATACCGGTGTCATCATGCCGGAGGACATGTTGGTGGAACTGCTGGAGGCCTCGCGCTCTGGCACGGCCGACTACAAGATCCTGCACGACACCATGGATGAGACCATCGCCAAGGTAACGCTGGGCCAGGTGGCGTCGAGCCAGGGCACTCCCGGCCGCCTGGGTAACGACGATCTGCAGGCCGACGTGCGCCTCGACCTGGTGAAGGCTGACGCCGACCTCATCTGTGAGAGCTTCAACCAGGGCCCCGCGCGTTGGCTGACCGAGTGGAACTTCCCCGGCGCTGAGCCGCCATGCGTTTACCGGGTCGTCGAAGAACCCGAGGACATGGACGCCAAGGCCAGCCGAGACGAGAAGGTAGTGCGGTTCTCCGGCTTCAAGCCCACCTTGGGTTACGTCCAGGAGACCTATGGAATTGAGGTCCAGGAGCAGGATCAGAAACAGGAGCAAGGTCAGCCAACTGGCCCCTCACCTGCCGCCGAGTTTGCCGAACGTGCCGGGGGAAGCGATCCGGCCGCGGCGATGACGGACCAGTTGGCCAAGGCCATGCAGCCGGCGGTAAAGGACTGGAGCGAGCAACTCCGCGCTCTGGTCGACAATGCCACCAGCCTCGACGAGCTGCAGGAGCAACTGCTGCAACTTGCTCCCGAGCTGAGCCTGGATCAATACGCGGCCGCCATGGCGGTCGGCCTGCAGGCAGCGAACCTGGCTGGACGTACTGACGTCCAGGACGATCTGGCCGCGCGAGGTAGTGCCTGATGGCTACCGCGGCGACGTATGGCAGCCTCTCGTTTCGCGAGCAGATCGCTTTCTTTGAGGCGAAGAACCCCTCGGTCAACTACGCCACGGTGCGCGGTGCCGCCCATGACCAGTCGTTTGTGAGCGCAGGCGCCCATCGTGCGGACCTGGTCGCAGATCTCTACGCAGTGGTGCGTCAGGCGATCCGCGATGGCTTAACCCTGGAGGAGTTCCAGAAGGACTACTACGCCGTCCTGGACAACTACGGCTGGGAGCCGGCCGGCGGTCGCGCCTGGCGTGCCCAGGTGATCTACCGCACCAACCTGCGTACCAGCTACGCAGCCGGCCGCTACGCCCAGCTGCAGGCAGTGAAGGCAACGCGGCCGTACTGGGGCTATCACCACAGTGACGCTGTCGAGCACCCGCGCGAGCTGCACTTGGCATGGGATGGCCTGCACATCCATGCCGACAACCCGTGGTGGAAGACGCACTATCCGCCGTCGGGGTTCGGCTGCGAGTGCTACGTCACGGCCTACAGCCTGGATGAGCTGCAGGCGATGGGGAAGTCGGGACCGGACGAACCACCGCCTGGCCGCCTGCGCAACATCGTTTTCCACGGCGAGGTGGTCCAGGTGCCGGAAGGCATCGATCCGGGCTGGAACTACGCACCCGGTCGAGCCGCCTTCGAGAACCAGGTGCAGCTGACCCTGGAGAAGACCGCGCCGCTGCCGGCCGAACCGGCGGCACGCATGAACAGGCAACTGCTGGACGAGCAGCGTGTCGAGGAGGCGCTGCAGCGCTCCTGGACAAGCTGGCTGGATGAGGTCGTGGCCGAGCCAGTGGTGCGTGGCAGCGCTCGCAACGTGGGCACGCTGAGCCCCGAGACGGTCGCTGGCATGCAACGGGCGGGCGTCACGCCACAGACCGCGTTGATCAGCATGCGCGACGAGCAATTGGTGCCACTGGTCAAGGCCGCGACGACCGAGCCAGAGGTAGACGACGCGCTCGCTGGACTGACGCTGGCCGACCTGCGGCAACTTCCGCAGGCGCTCGCTCAGCCGCAGGCGGTTCTCCTGGATGCATCATCCAACGCTCTGGTCTACGTGTTCGACTCTGGCCGACGCGGAGGCTGGCTCTCAATGATCGTCAACTATCTCCTGCAGGGCAGCTCGCGCAGCAATGCCGTCCAGTCCGGCAGCGTGGTCGGCGTCGAGCAGCTCGGGCAGCAGTTGGCCAATGGACGTTTGGTTTTGGTGGAGGGTGGACTATGAGCGGCGCACGTATCGAGCTGGAGTTCGACAGCCAGCAGGTGACACAGGCACTGAGCGCGGCGGCTGCGACTCTGCGCAGTCCCACCAAGATCCTCGAAGATCTGATCGAGCCACTACTGGATATCCACCAGGCGCGCTTCGTGGCTCAGAGGGCTCCGGATGGCACGCCCTGGGCGGCACTGTCGCCTCGCTACCAGGCTCGCAAGAGAAGAAACAGGGACAAGATCCTCACCGCCAGCGGCGACTTGCGCAAACTGGCGGGGCAGGTTGAAGGCGATACCTTGCTGTTCGGTACAAACCTTCCTTATGGCGCTATCCATCAGTTCGGCGGCACGATCCAACGTCAGGAGAGGCAGAGCACGGTTTACTTCAGGATGAATGAACGTACTGGCGAGGTCGGTCGACAGTTCGTCCCGAAACGCCGTAGCAACTTCGCCCAGGACGTGCGCATCGGCCCCTACACGATCACCATGCCGGCCAGGCCCTGGCTGGGCACGTCGGACACTGACGATGCCAAACTGCTGCAGCGAGTCATGAGCCTCATAAACTCAACCTTGCAGAATTAGCGTTTCTAGGCCCCTGGCGGCCCAAACGAGGGCGTAGGTCTATCTTCGTCGGCCTACGCCCCTCTACGGGCCTTGCTGACGCTTTATAAATCGCCCTACTGGGGTTGCCACGGTGCCCGTTGGCGTGGTTTCGTAGAAAAGCCTCCCCAACGCGGCCTTTGTCCCAATTTTCGGTTGCGACAAAGATCGTCCGGTTCTGCCGCCTCACTCTGGGCGGCATGAAAAAGCCAACCGCCACTCTGCCTATCCTCCCCGCCGGCCGGCACGTCGCCCTCGACGGCCGCCCGGTGGAATTCACCGAGGCCATCCTGCAGGAGATCGCCGCGACCTACGATCCGGCGCTCAGCGAGGCCCCTCTCGTCATCGGTCACCCCAAGCTCAATGCACCGGCCTACGGCTGGGCCAAGGGCCTGGAGGTGCGCGAGGGCATGCTCTATGCCGAGCCGCACCAGGTGGTCCCCGAGTTCGCAGAAGCCGCGAACCGCAAGATGTACAAGAAGCGCAGCGCTTCGGTGTACCTGCCGGACTCACCAGGCAACCCGGTTCCGGGCAAGCACTACTTGCGCCATATCGGCTTCCTCGGTGCCGTGCCGCCGGCCATCAAGGGCATTCCCGATGCCTTGAACTTCGCCGAGGACGACGGCGACCTAGTCATCGAATTCGCGGAAGCGCCCTACGCGGTGACGGCTCTGACCGAGATCCTGCGCCGCCTGCGTGACTTCTTCGTCGAGCGCGAAGGCGCCGAACGGGCCGACCAGCTCATCCCGCAATGGCAGTTGTCCTCGATCGAGGAGGACGCGCGGCGTGCAGTCACCCACGGCGCCAGTATCCAGGCGTCGTTCTCCGAACCCGCAATAGAAGGCGTCGACGCCGCAGCAGCCTCTGCCGCCGCTGCGGAGGAGCCGCAGGGCACCGTCACCCCATCCGACGGTGCTTCCGAGTCAGCGGCAGAGGCTGACCGGACCTCTCATCCCTCACAACAGGACACGACCATGTCTGACGAAGCCGCGCTCGATGAGCGCCAACGCCAGCTCGACGAGCGCGAGCAACAACTGGCCACCCGCGAAGCACAGGTGGCCCAGCAAAAAGCCCAGGAACATCGCAACGAGGTCACCGAGTTCGCCGAAGGCCTGGTCAATGCCGGCCGACTGCTGCCGCGCCAGAAGGCTCCGGTGATCGAGTTGCTGGTGAGTCTGCCTGCCGACACCCCCCTGGAGTTCGCCGAGGGCGACGGCCAGGTCACCAAGCCGGCGGCCGAGGTGCTGCGCAGCTTGCTGGCCGAACTGCCCAAGCAGGTGGACTTTTCCGAGAAATCCGGCGACGGCGGCGACCTGAGCTTCGGCAGTGCTCACGCCATTGCAGCGCGAGCCCAGAGCTATCAGGAAGAACAGCGGCAGGCTGGACGCCATATCAGCACGACCGAGGCCGTTACCCACATCACCAAGGGAGCCAAGTAGGCCATGAACATTCCCGGACTCATCGCCGCCAAACGTGCCAGCGGCGCCATCGCCGCCCGCCGCATCGTGATTCATGGCAGCTCGGACGGCCTGGCCGCCCAGGCTGCCGGTAGCACTGCGCTGCTGATCGGCATCAGCACCGAAATTCCCGCCGCCGACGGTGCGGTCTTCGACGTCATCCGTTCCGGCCTGGCGCCGGTCGAGTACGGCGGCAACGTCACTCGCGGTGATGCGCTGACGGCCGACGCCCAGGGGCGAGCGGTTGCCGCGACGCTGCCGCAGGCCGCCACCACTTACATCATCGGCTTCGCTGAACTCAGCGGCGTCGCGGGTGATATCGGGTCCGTCTACATCGCCCCGGCCGTTCTGCCGGTAGCCTGAAGGAGCGCTCCATGAGCAATGCACCATTTCCCATCGATCCCGAACTGACGGCGATCGCCATCGCCTACCGCAACGGCCGGATGATCGCAGACGAGGTTCTGCCGCGCGTACCGGTCGGCAAGCAAGAGTTCAAGTACTGGAAGTACGACCTCGCCCAGGGCTTCACCGTGCCGGAAACCCTGGTCGGCCGTAAGTCCAAGCCGAACGAAGTGGAGTTTAGCGCCACCGACGAAACCAGCAGCACCGAGGACCACGGCCTGGACGCCCCGGTGCCGCAGGCGGATATCGACAACGCGCCGACGAACTACAACCCCCTGGGCCACGCCACCGAGCAGACCACCAACCTGATCCTGCTCGATCGCGAAGCTCGGACTTCCAAGCTGGTTTTCAACCCCAACAGCTATGCCGCGGGCAACAAAAGGACACTGTCTGGCACCGATCAATGGAGCGACCCGGCCAGCAACCCGCTGCCGGAGATCACCGACGCCCTGGACAGCGTCATCCTGCGCCCGAACATCGGCGTCCTGGGCCGCCGCACCGCCACCATCCTGCGCCGTCACCCGAAGATCGTGAAGGCATACAACGGCACGCTCGGCGACGAGGGCATGGTGCCGATGGCCTTCCTGCAGGAGCTGCTTGAGCTGGAGGCGATCTACGTCGGCGAAGCACGGCTGAACATCGCCCGGCCGGGACAGAACCCGAGCCTGATTCGGGCCTGGGGGCCGCATGCGTCCTTCATCTATCGCGACCGCCTGGCCGATACCCGCAACGGCACCACCTTCGGCTTGACCGGCCAGTGGGGCGATCGCGTGTCCGGTTCGATCGCCGACCCGAACATCGGCCTGCGCGGTGGTCAGCGCGTCCGTGTTGGTGAATCGGTCAAGGAACTGGTCACCGCACCGGACCTCGGCTTCTTCTTCGAGAACGCCGTCGCGGCTTAACCCTCAACTGGGCGGCCGTTCGGGTCGCCCTCGGAGTTTCTATCTCATGGCCCGTAAAACGAGCAACGACCAGGATGCACCCAACACCGAGGGTGTCGGCGAAAAGAACCGCTACATCGTCAAACGCGAACGCCTGGATCACGACGGTGAGTCCTACACCTTTGGCGACAGCATTCTGCTGAACAGCGATCAGGCGGACCAGCTCCTGCCCATCGGCGCGATCGTTCCAGAGGTGCTGTGATGGACAACCAGCACCGCAAGATCGCCGGCTATCGCGAGTTGACTCAGGACGACATCGACCTGATGAACCGTGTCAAGGCCGTAGGCGCGGAACTGCTGGCATTGCAGGCCGCGTTGGCCGGCCGGCTGAGTACGGACCTGGAGGTTAAGCAGGCCGCCGCAAAGGCGTCGAAGCTGGCACCTGAGCATGAGTCGAGCCCGGAGTGTGTCGAGCTTCGTCGCTTCCTGGCTGCAGAGCCGTTGCGCTGGGCTGCGATCGCCAAGACCGACATCCAGACGGGTGTCATGGCCCTGGTGCGCGCCATCGCTCAGCCCGAGGGCTGCTGAGGTGGCTGTGTACATCACGTTACCGGAGCTGGCCGAACGGCCTGGGGCGGAAGAGTTGTCCCAGGCCGCGACGCCTCAGCAGTACCGTGCGGTCCAGACCGAGCTGCTCGATGCCTTGCTGCGCGGCTTGCCGGTGGACCAGTGGACGCCGGAGGAGATCGAGGTCGGCAACGCCGCTGTAGAGGTCATCGACAGTGCGGTGAGCGATGCCCGGTCCTTCATCGACGGATTCCTGCAGCAACGTGGTTACCTGCCGCTGCAACAGCGTTTTGGCATCGTGGTCGGCTGGCACCGGGCGATCACGCGCTACCTGTTGCATAAGGACCGGTTGGGTGAAGGCGCGGAGAAAGACCCGATCGTTCGGGACTACCGGGACGCCCTGAAATTTCTGCAGCTCACCGCCGAGGGCCGGTTCTCCCTGGGGCAGGACGACCCGGTGGCCAACTCCACCAGCGGGGCTCCCCAGGTGGTGACTCCGGGCCGAACATTCAGCCTCGATCAGTTGAAGGACTTCTGACATGTCCAGCGCTCCATTCGATCACAACCTGATCATCGAGCGCCTGAAGGATCAGGTAGCTGTCTTGGAGAGTGTCGGCGGTGCGGCGGACTTTGCTGCCATCAAGGCGGTCCGCGACTTCCGGACACCGACCGCCTACGTGATCCTCGCCGAAGAAACGCCGATGCCGCGCTCGTCCGGAGCACCCGGCGCAGCGACCCGGCAGATGGTCCAGGTGCGATTCGGTGTTGTGGTCGCAACCCGCAACTACCGGGACAACAAGGGCAAGAACGCGATGGACGATCTACGTCCAGTACTGGGACAGGTGCGGGATGCCCTGATCGGCTGGGTGCCGCCTGGTCTGGTGGGAGCCCGTGACTGTCAACTCATCCAGGGACAAGCCGTGGACTATGACACGTCCGTTTTGATCTGGGCCGACCTCTATCACACCCAACACGCTATCGGGAGAACCTCATGAGCACCCCCGCCAAGAAACAGGACATCCCCGCCGTCTCAGTGCCGAAGGAGGAGAAGGTGACACTCACTGCTCATCACACGCACGCCGGCACGAAATACCCGGCCGGCGCCGAAATCTACGTCAACACCCTCGACAAGGCCTTCCTGGTCCAGCACCAGAAGATCACGGTCGAAACTCAAGATGCGGCTCCCGCCGCCAAGGAGTAAATCATGTCGCTGTTTTCCTTCCAGGGTCGGGTCTGGGCCGGCGAGCGCCTGCCCAACGGCAAGCTGAGCCGCCCTGTGTGGGCCGGAAACGTACCGGTCTTGACCCTGCAGATGGCCACCGAAAGCACCAATACAACGGAGTCGTTCTCGGGCAACCGTCTGCAGTACGGTCGCCTGCAGCGCGGAAAGACCGCCACCGTCAACATCACCTACGACGAGTGGCTGCCGAAGAACATCGCTGCGGCGATCTGGGCCTCGCAGATCGAGCTGCCCGCCGACACGGTGACCGGTGAAGTCCTTGAGGGCGATCTGAAGGCCGGCGACTTCGTGAAGCTGGACCGTCAGTTCGTCTCCTCGGTGGTCCTCACCGACAGTGCCACCACGCCTGCGGAGCTGGTCTTGGGTACGGACTACCGTATCGAATCTCCAACGGCTGGCTTGATCGAGCTGCTGAATGTCACCGGCAAGACCCAGCCGTTCAAGGCCGCGTATGCCTCCGAGGTCGCCACCGGTTACACCATGTTCACCTCACCACCGCCGGAGCGCTACATCCTGCTGGACGGCATCAACACCGAGAATCAGGAACCGGTGATCGTGACCCTGTACCGCTGCAAGTTCGACCCGGTCGGTGACCTGGCACTCATCAACGACGAGTACGGAAACTTCCAGCTCACGGGTAGCGTGCTATACGACACCCTGAACGCCGCCGACGCCAACCTGGGCGGCTTCGGTCGCATCGTGCAGAAGGGCGCCTGACATGGGGCGCAAGGTAGAACGTAAGGCCAAGCCCGGCCCCGCTGCTGCGCAAGGAGCGGATGATCTGCAGATACTGCACCCCGAACGCGAGATCGAGGTCGCCGGCCGCAAGCTGACCGTGCGCGAGTACGGATTCGTCGAAGGGCTGCGGCTACGCCCCATGATCCAGCCGTTGCTCGATGACCTGTATGCCATCAGTCAAGGGGCTGTGCTTCCCGACCTAGAGCAGATCCTGGTGGTGCTCGGCCAGCACTCGGATCTCATCCCGCACCTGATGGCAGTGGCGGCCGACGTCGACGAAGAATGGGTGAAAGGTTTGCCGCACCGGGATGGAAACTTCCTGCTGTACGTCTGGTGGCTGGTGAACGGCCCTTTCTTTATCGGGGCGGTGGTGGACCGAATTCAAACCGAACGGGCAGCCGAAGAGGCCAGGAAGGCCGTTGGGCAGACATCTATGCTTGCCTCATCGCCGGAGGATACGGAACCCCAGGCACCATCGGTCGAATGACCGAGCGGCAGATCCTGCTGCTCTACGATGCCGAGCAGCGGCGACTGTCCCACCACCGGGCTAACCAGTTCATCGACACCAACCTGGCGTTTGCCGGCGGCAACGACGCTAAAGAACACCTCAAGACGCTTCGGACTTAGTTCGGGGCGTTTTTTTTGCTTGCCACAAAGACCCGTTCGCGCGCGCGCGTAACCATGCGAGCCACTCCTTTCTGACGTGACTCGACATGGCAACGGGCAAAGAACTTGATCTGGCACTACGCATCCGCGCTGACGGGAATCAGGGCGCCCAGGCCCTGGATAACATCAACAGCCAGGTCGAGCAGATCGGTACCAGTGCCACCGCCACCAGCAGTCAGCTGAGTGCGATCGGCGAGAGTGCCGATCAACAGGCGGCACGGCTCAAGGCCATGGTGGCGGCCAGCCTTCAGCAGCAGGCCGCGTTCGACGCCCTGGCCAACAGTTCCGACAAGCTCAACACCTCAACCCGCGCCGCAACTGCCGGTTGGCAGGAGAGCGCACGCGCCCAATCGGCGTCGATGAACGCCTACCACAACGCCGAGCGTGCCAGGCAGCAGCAGATCGCGACCGAGCAGCGAGCCGCCGAAGCCGCCGCCAAGGCCTCGGCCGAGTTCGACAAGCAGCAGTCGGAGCTGGCCAAGTTGCTGGGAGCGATCGATCCGGTTACGCGTGAGCTGGAGAAGCTCGACAACCTGGAAAAACGCCTGGGGCAGGCCAGGAACTCCCAACTGATTGATCCCGAGGGCTTTGCGACCTACAGCGCGCGGCTCCAGGAACAACGTGAACGGCTGCTCGGAACGTCTGATGCGATGAAAGTCGCCGGACTGTCCGCGGGGCAGTACAAGCAGGCGATGCGGCAGTTGCCGGCACAGATCACTGACGTTGTTACCAGTCTGGCCAGCGGCATGCCGGTCTGGATGGTCGCTATCCAGCAGGGCGGCCAGATCACCGATAGTTTCGGTGGCGTCGGGGAAACCTTCAGGGCGCTCGGTGAAAAGATCAAGTCGTTCTTCGGCCTGACCAGTTCCGTAAATGCTGGCGGCATTCTTGCCGTGGGCGAAGGCCTTGCGGCCGTTGCAAAGGAGCAATCGGCGGTTGCCGATGGGGCCGACAATGTCAGCGACGGCTTCACCGACATGGCCGATACGGCAAACACCACGGCTGAAGCGGCGGAAAACGCCAAGGGAGCGCTTTCAGGGCTGGGGAGTGCTGGCGGCGCATTTGCCATCGTTGCAGCGGCGGCCGCAGCGGCGGCTGTCGCATTGGCCTATGCCTACAAGAAAGGCAGCGACGAAGCCAGCGAACTCAACGAATCAATCATCCTGACCGGCAACTATGCCGGCACCAGCGCTGGGCAGCTGGCAGCGATGGCCGCATCGCTTGCCAAAGTGAACGGTACACGGTACGAAGCTGTGGCCGCGCTGTCGGAGATCACTTCCACAGGTAAGTTCACGGTCGAGCAGATCGAACAGGTCGGAACCACTGCGATTGCTATGCAGGAGGCGACTGGTAAGGCCGTTTCTGAAACCGTGGCCGAGTTCTCCAAGCTGGCCGATGATCCGGTCAAGGCGTCGCAGCAGCTCAATGACCGCTATCACTACCTGACGGCCTCGGTGTACGAGCAGATCACTGCCCTGGAGAGGCAGGGGGACACGCTGGGTGCTGCCCAGTTCGCCATGGACGCCTATAGCCAGGCTATGGACGAGCGGGCGAATCAGATCGTCGAGAACCTGGGCACGATGGAGCGCGCGTGGAGGACTGTTGGCGACATCGCAAAAGGTGCATGGGACGAGATGCTCGGCGTGGGCCGCACGGAAACGCCTGAAGAGCGTCTGGAGCAACTGAGCGGTCCGGCGTTCAAGCCAGGCCAGGCAGCTGCCAGTGCCGCAGTTTTCGGGCCGCTCGGCTGGCTCAACGAGGTGCGCAAGGCTTTCCAGCGCAACTCAATGTCGGACGAGGAACGCGGGAAGCAATTCACCGATGCCCTTCAGGAAATTCAAGATGAAGGCGAGAAAGCCCAGGCGGCGCGGCTCAAGGCTTATTTGGATAGTGAAGCCACGCGCGGTCAGCAGAGTATGGACCGGCTGCTGGAGACTGTTCGCACCAATAAAGAGAAACGGGACAAGTTGAACCGGGAATTGGATCGCAGCATCGCCGCGATTCAAGCCACGAACCCGAACGACGAGCGCCTGCGGCCGGAAAACATCGCCGCTGCTCGCAAGGCCATTGATCAGAAGTACAAAGACCCGAAGACTCCGAAGGGGCCGAGTACTCCACTCGATCAGTCCACCGTCACCGAAGCGAAGAACCAGCTGGACCAGTTGCAGGCCGACTACAGGAACGCCGAGCAGAAGCTCCAGGCGCAGCAGCGCGCCGGCCTGCTGAGCTATGCGGACTATGTCGCGCAGCGCGGCGAACTGATCAGCCAGAACAAGGACCAGGTCACCGCAGCCTATGAGGGGGAAATCCAGGCGCTGGAGGCGCTGCGCGACAAAAGTTCCACCACGGCGGCCCAGCGCATCAGCCTGGACCAGAAGATCGCCGAGGCCAGGAACAACATGGTCAAGGCGCAGAAGAAGGCAGACGCCGACCTGGAAGTCCTCCAGCTCAACGAACAGGGGCGCCTGAAGAAACAGGCCCAGGCAGTCAAGGCCTACAGCGATGCGCTCCAGCAACAACAGGATGCGCTGGCCCTCCAGGGTCAACGTGCCGCCGCTGCCGTGGGCATGGGCGCGCAACAGCGCCGCTTGTTCGATCAGCGTGGCAGCCTTGACGACCGATTCGCACAGCAGCGCCTGGACCTGGCGAGCCAGTACGGCGACGGCTCGCGTGGCATGAGCCTCGACGAGTACAACGACAAGCTGCAGAAGCTGCAGGCGAACCACGCGGCGATGACCGAGCAGCTCCAACGCAACTACGCGGCCTTGCAGATCGCGCAGGCAGACTGGACCAACGGTGCCCGCTCGGCGTTCGCCGACTATCTCGACTCGGCCAGGAACGTCGCGGGCCAGACCTACGACCTGTTCAGCAACGCGATGTCTGGCCTGGAGAACAGCGTCGTTTCCGCCGTAACAACGGGTAAGGCCAGCCTGGATGACTTTCTCCGTACGCTCGCGGCCGACTCCGCTCGTATGGCGACCAGGCAGCTCGGAGCATCGTTGCTCAGTAGCTTCGGACTCGGCGAGACCAAAGACGCTGGCAGCAAAGACCTGGCCGTAGGTGCCTCGGCGGTCTCGGCATCGGCCGGCGCCCTGGCAACCGCGGGAGGCACTCTCGTGACCGGCGCCGCGGCGATTCAGGCTGCAGCCGCATCGCTAGCGGCAGCGAACGGTGGCCAGGTGCTGGGCGGCGCAGCCTCTGCAGCCGGACAAGCCGGTCCAGCGGCTGCTATTGCTGCCGCGTCGACCGAAGGCGCAGCCGCAATGGGCAGCGCGATCAGCGAAGCAACCACGTCGGGCGGTGGCACTCTGGCGAGCGCGCTGGCTGGAGTGTTTGGTCAGGGTGCCAGTTTGTTCGGCAACCTGTTCAGCAGCCTATTCGGTGGCGGTGCTGCTGGCGGCACTGGCGGTGGGGGGGGCTGGTTGCAACTGGGCATGAGTGCCGCCAGTGCGTATTTCGGAGGTGGCTTTGCCGATGGCGGCCGTATCCAAGGACCGGGCACCGGCACCAGCGACAGCATCCCGATCCTGGCCTCAAACGACGAGTTCATGACCCGTGCCGCCGTGGTACGGCAGCCCGGCGCACTCGCGTTTCTGGAGCAGTTCAACCGGTATGGCATGGCTGCCCTGGGCGCCTGGGCGAACCCGGTCCGCCACGCTACGGGCGGCCTGATGGGGACTCCTGCTCCGGCCATGCCCGCTCCGGGCTTGGCTGGTTCGCGTCTACAAGAGCCCGCAAAGAATCTCAGCGCGACGCTGAAGAACAACCAGAACTTCTACCTGGTCGACGACCCCAGCCGCATCGGTGATGTGATGGCGGGTCGTTACGGCGACGAAGCAATGGTTCTGCACATCAGCCGCGACCCGCAGAAATTCCGTCAACTACTGGGAATCAACTGATGGCCACCGAATTCGGCACAGCCACGAACCACCAGAACCTGGTCGAGCGCCTCGTCCAGTTCCTCACCGCGAACCCAGACCTGGTCGCGGCTGGGCAGGCCTACGAGATGGTTTTCGACAACACCATCCCCGCGTCCGGCACGGCTATAGCCGTACGCCAGGTGACTCTGCGCGCCCCTGGCCTGGGCGGCACCGACGCCATCTACATGGGGATTCAGAGCTACGGCGATACCGCCCTGGACTACTACAACCTGCGCCTGATGGGCGGCACGGCGTTCAATGCTGGGGCGATCCCGCCCGGTGGCGATTTCTGGACAGCCTTCGTCAACTACAGCCCGCGAGTACAGCTGCTTGCCTGGAACCAGCCGATGCCCTACTGGTTCTTCGCCAACGGCCGACGCTTCTGGGTCGTCGTGAAAGTCTCGACGATCTACGAGTCGGCCGGCGCCGGCTTCATCCTGCCACCCTGTCCGCCGTCGCAGTATCCGTACCCGCTTGCCGTCGTGGGCTCCTACCGTGGCGACGTTGCAACCCGCTGGTCCGACGTTAGCGACCGGCACAGAGGCATCAGCAGCCCCTACGAGCGTAGCTGCTATCTCCGCGATCCCGCCGGGCGCTGGCTCGGTTTCACTGTCGATGGAGGGTCTGCCAACGAGTCCGACTACAGCAATCGGACGCTCCTCCCGCTGGGCTGCGGCCGATATGCGGGAAGCAGTGACACCGTGGTCAAACAACTGCGTGATTCGTTCGGGAAGTTCCCGCTCAAAGCGCTGTCGTTCGTCACCCGCGAAACCGAGGGACGCCGCTACCTGGGCGATTTCGACGGCGCCTTCTACGTGCCGACGCTCAACTCCGGCGCCGAAGACGTGATCGTCGAGGACGGT